AGCCTATCATCACAGGAGAAAATCAAGAAAGATCTTGACTTTTATACACCAGAAAAACTAGAGGTAATTAAAAAAAGTGTTGATGACTTATACCGTGACACAATGAAAAGCAAGGATGACTTCCAACGTGATATGAATGAATACATTGGAAGATCAAGAAAGATGAATCTTTCAGCATTAGATTTTTTACCAGGATCATTTGCATAAATGCAGGCCGATCTCTCACAATTATCTGATGCCCAGCTACAGGAATACCTTGATCTAAAGGGTTTGCTGCACAAACAAGAAGCAATAACAAGAGCTAAAAATGACTTCTTAGAATTTGTGAAATATATGTTTGAGGACTTTATTGTTGGTCCTCACCACAAGATAATGGCAGAGAGCTTTAGCAAGGTTGCTAATGGTGAGCTTAAAAGAGTATTATTGAATGTTGCACCAAGACACGGTAAGTCATTACTTACATCACAATACCTTCCTGCTTGGCTTATTGGTAAAGATCCAACAAAGAAGTTGATGTCAATCACACATACAACAGATCTTGCAGTACATTTTGGTAGAACAGTCCGTGATATTGTCCAATCTGATAGATATGCAGAGATCTTTCCAAATACCAATATTAGAGCAGATAGTAAGTCTGCTGGTAAGTGGCAAACAGAAGAGGGTGGTGAGTTCTTTGCTGCTGGAGTTGGAGCATCTGTAACAGGCCGTGGTGCTGATCTTCTTATACTTGATGATCCTCATTCAGAGCAGGATTTGCTATCACCTAATACCTTTGATTCTGCTTGGCAATATTACTCAGCTGGACCAAGACAGCGTTTACAGCCAGGTGGTACTATTATTGTTGTACAAACACGGTGGTCTACAGAGGATATAACAGGGCATTTATTGGAAGAACAAGCAAAGAATAAAGATGCTGATCAATGGACTCAAATTGAGTTTCCAGCTATTATGCCTTCTGGTAAGCCTTTATGGCCAGGATTTTGGTCTATTGATGAGCTAAAGGCTGTTAAGGCTTCACTCTTTCCAGCTAACTGGTCTGCTCAATGGATGCAAAATCCTATGGCAGAGGAGTCATCAATCCTCAAAAGAGGGTATTGGTCACGATGGATGTCTGATACACTGCCAAACTGTACAGATATTATAATGAGTGCTGATACAGCATTTCAGGCTAAAGAGACAGCAGATTTTTCTGTTATAACCGTTTGGGGCATATTCTACCCTGATGGTGAATATACTACAGGTAGTGGGAGCTATGAGAAGAAGAGGAATTTTGATGGGTCACAGGCTAATATTATCCTCTTAGACAGGATAAGAGGACGTTTTGAGTTCCCTGAGCTAAAGATGAAAGCCTTTACTACATATCAGGATTGGAAGCCTGATGTATCTATTATTGAGAATAAGGCATCAGGACAGTCTCTAATCCAAGAGTTTAGATATCAAGGTATTCCTGTACAAGAGTTTACACCAAATAAAGGTCAAGATAAGGTTGTTAGAGCACATGCAGTATCAGATATATTCCATGACGGCAAAGTTTGGTACCCAGAAGGCAAGTGGTGGGCAGACGAGCTAATCGATGAGTGTCATGGCTTCCCAATATCTGCCAAGAATGATGATCAGGTTGATGCTACTACAATGGCATTGTCCTACTTCCGTAAAGCTGGATATATTCAACTCAAGAAAGATTGGAAGGATGATCTTGGCAAGGTTTGGAAAACAAAGAGCAAGAGTTACTACTAGGAGAGTAATGAGATTATGATAGACAACACACAAATGGCACCACAAGGTATTCCTGATGAAGAGGTAGTTGTTGCCTTCGAGGAGGAATCAACACTACCACCAAATATTGAAGAAATAGATGATGGTGTGATAGTAGATTTTGAGCCACAGATAGAGAATGAGATACCAGAGGACTTACCACACGGTGCTAATCTTGCTGAGTTCATTGATGAACAAACACTAAAAGCACTAGCATCAGATCTTGCTGAGCTTTATAGTGGTGATAAGGACTCAAGAAAAGATTGGTTGGAGACTTTCACAAATGGTCTTGATGAATTAGGGTTTTCAAATGATAGTAAGAGTGAGCCATTTGATGGAGCATCCGGTGTCTTCCACCCATTATTAGCAGAAGCTGCTACACAGTTCCAATCTCAAGCATATAAAGAGTTGCTTCCTGCTGGTGGTCCTGTATCTACCTCAACGGTAGGTGATGTTAAAATAGAAGGACAAGATAAGCAGGCTGTTGATATTATTGAACGAGCAAATCGTGTTAAAGAGTTCATGAATTATCAGATTACTGATGTGATGGAGGAGTATGATCCTGAATTAGATCAGATGCTTTTCTATTTAGGTCTATCTGGGTCATCATTTAAAAAAGTTTACTTTGATGATACACTTCAAAGAGCAGTATCTAAGTATATTACAGCAGAAGATTTGGTTATCAACTACTCAGCAACAGATTTAAAATCAGCAGAGAGGATAACTCATGTTGTTACTGTAAGCCCAAATCAGTTAAGAAAACAACAGGTTTATGGATTTTATCGTGATATTGCCCTTGGAGACCCTAATAATACAGAGGTAGATGATACTGTTAAGCAAAATGATAAGTTCACAGGCATCAATCGGAATAATATTGGAAATGATGAGCATACTATTCTTGAGATGCATGTCAACCTAGACCTTGAGGGCTTTGAGGATATTCACCCAGAGCTTGGTGAATTTACAGGGATTGCCCTTCCATATATTGTTACAATATGTGAGGATACACTAGATATATTATCCATCAGAAGAAACTATAATGAGGGTGATCAGTTAAGAAAACCAAAAGATTATTTTGTTCATTATAAATTCCTTCCAGGATTAGGATTTTATGGTTATGGTTTGATACATATGATTGGTGGCCTTGCTGAGACAGCAACATCAATCCTACGGCAATTGATTGATGCTGGCACTTTTGCTAATTTACCTGGTGGCTTTAAGGCAAGAGGCACCCGTGCTGAAAGGCCTGATGAGCCAATCTCCCCAGGTGAATGGAGAGATATGGATGTCCCAGGTGGCAATATAGGACAAGCTATGATGCCTCTTCCATATAAAGAGCCATCTGGTGTTCTATTCCAACTATTGGGGCTTGTTATTGATTCAGGTCGTAGATTTGCATCAATTGCAGATACAACACTAAGTGAATCAGGTTCTCAACAGAATCCTGTTGGGACTACTATGGCTCTAATAGAGCGTGGATCCAAGGTAATGAGTGCAATTCACAAACGCTTGCACTATGCACAGAAAAAGGAATTCAAGTTGTTATCCAACTTATTCTATGAGGTGATGCCTGCTGAGTATCCTTATGCTACAGGTGGTATGGCAAAAGTAGTTCTAAAAGATGATTTTGGACCTGATGTTGATGTCATCCCTGTGTCTGACCCTAATATATTCTCTATGGCTCAAAGAACTATGCTAGCTCAGCAGCAATTACAGATGGCCCAAGCAGCACCTGAGATACACAATCTTCGTGAATCATACAAAAGAATGTATGATGCTCTTGAAATCAAGAATCCAGAGTTACTTCTGAAACCAGAGGAAGAGCAGCAACCTAAGACACCTGCACAAGAGCACGCGGATGTAATGCAGAATAAGAAGCTACAGGCATTCCAAGGTCAGGAACATATGGCACACATACAGTCTCATATAATCTTTGCTCAAATTCCTGTTGTTGGTCAAAATCCTGAGTTCTTATCAAATATAGTTCAGGACATTATGCAGCACATTAGCTTTGCTGCACAGGAACAAGTAGAGCAGGGAGCCCAAATGATTGCACAACAATCAGGTGGCCAGTTACCACAAGAGATACAGCAGCAATTACAAATGAGGATCTCACAGATTGAGTCTCAGATGATGGGGGAAATTATACCACAGATCAGTCCTCAGCAAGAAGACCCAATGATTGCTATGCATGAACGTGAAATGAGCATTAAGGAGCAGGATGGTGTTAGAAAATCTGAAGACAACCGTATCAAAACAAAAGCTGATATGGCAAAAGCAGGGATGGTTGAAGAGACCAAGAGAATGGATATTGAAGCTTCGGAATCTGAAGCTAATCAAAATATTGCTCAACGAAGAGAAGCGGTTCACATCCAAGCAGATAGTCAACAGGCATCTATATATCAAAAGGCTGTTTCAGAAGCGGAAAAGAATGACATAAGCAGAAGGGCATCTTTTAATCAAGGATTAAATGTAAATAGATAAGGAGACATTAAAATGGCTACTCAAATAAGTTGTGGGGCAACAGATTGTGGGAATAATAGTGGTGGAGGCAGACCTGATTATCCACCAACTTGCACATTAGATTCTATTCGTGTCACATTTGGAAAAATGGGAGGGGCAATTTGTTCTGATTATTCAAATAATCCTGTTAAAGGTGCTAATGGTCAGCAAGGGCTAGGTTCATTAAACTCTGGCATAGGGGCTGTGCAGCGATGAGTAGAGTTCTGGCTTATGAGTATGATTATGCCCTGCCTGCATATTTTGCAGTATCTAAATATTGTAATATTCGTTGCTCATATTGCTATCTATCTGAGGATTACAAAGATGCCAAAGATAATATTGATATAGAGGCTATTTCCAGTGTGACTAAGTTTGTAGAAAAGGCAAAGGCAGAGCGTTTTGCGCTTGATCATGTTTATCTACACGGCGCAGAGCCAACAACCTTACAACCACAGACAATCCGTGAAGTAGTGGGGCTTCTTAGTGAAATAACATTAAGACCTGTAGTCAACATACAAACTAATGGTGTGGCAGTCAATAGAAAATTTCTTGATAGGCTTGGAAATATGCAAAAAGATATAGCTTGGGGCTACTCGGTTGATTTGCCTCCTGCAGCACACAACAAGAATCGTCAAAAAACATATAATCAAATAATCACCAATATTAAAGAGGCTCGTGACCAAGGGTATCAACACCGGCTTCTAGTGTGTGTGAACAAGGAGACTATGAAAGATCTCCCTGCAGTCCTCAAAGAGATTGAGTTCTATCACCAGGAATTTCCCGGGATGACCATTGCTTTCAAAATCATTAAGGGTGATCTTCAAATATCTGAAGAACAAAAGATTGAGTGGGCAAACTTCCTTTGTGATAATGGCATCTATGAATATGACCATTCAATTTGGGGGAGAGAGAATATCTGCCAAGCGCATGGGAATAACTGTTGGTGGTTTGAATTTGCCCATGATGGAGGAGTGACAGCTTGCAACAAATCATATAATAAAGAAGGAATCTTTGCTAATTGGGTGGAGGAGTCGATGCTGGATGTTGTTAGAAAACGCAGGACTCTTTACCAAAATTATGAAGTACCTGCTGCCTGTTTTGGTTGTGAATTTTGGAATATCTGCAAAGGTGGTTGTCCTGTAGATAGAAGCAAAGCCTATGTCACTGAGATTGAAGATGACACGGGGATTGCAGTTAGCAACTATAAAACCACCACTTTAGATTGTGCTATAAAAAAACAAATTTATGCAAGAATGTATACCGCAGGTTTGAGTCCATTTGATATGGAAAAGAAAATGCCGTCTTTCACCAGACAGAAAGTTTATAAGAAGTGGAAAGATGATGGTTTAAATTTTGGTTTTTTGGAGAGTTAATTATGTTTAAAGATTTATCAAAATCAACAGCCCCTATGTATTGTGGGTGTAGCTCGGGATCGGCAGGAGGAGATGCAGCTTGCGGGGCAGGGGATGGTAGTGGTAGTGGCGATGGTTCAGGACCATCTGCTGCAGATGTAGCAGCCAACCAAGCCAACCCTAACAATCAAGCGGCTGGTGCTGCTGGACAAGCTGCTGCGGCAGAAGCGGCTGCTCAAATTGCGGCTGCAACAAAAGCAAGAGAAGCGGCGGAGGCAGCAGCAAGAGAAGCAGCAGCACAAGAAGCAGCATTATCCTTTTCTAGGAGCACTGCAGCAGAAGAAGCAGCAGGCATGACCCCAGGGTTCAGTTTTGCTGGGCCAGATTCAAGTTTAACAAGTGGTTTTGATGGTGGATATGGTGATAGCTCAAACCCCTCTTTCCCTGGTATTCAAGCGTTGGCAAGAGAGAAAGGAATATCCTTTGAAGAAGCCAAAGGGTTGGTAGATGAAGAGGTTGAGGCAAGAGAGGCTTCAAAGAAAGGTAATCCTGCCCCAACAGTAGATCTCAGCCAGCCTCTTGGCATAGACATCTCACAAAGGGCTATTGATAATGTTTCTGATTTAATGGCAGTAGGCAAGGACAAAGAAGCAGAAGCATTAAGTGGAACTTATGCTGAGTCCTATACAGGAGTTCCAGGATATGTCAATAGAGCA